GTATATTTTAGTTAGTGTTTGACTGTTACTTGTTGGCGCAAGTTTCAGTCTTTTTTGTTATCTCAAGCCACTTCTCCCAGAAGAATGTGCTAAAGATAAGTGTTAGCATTGCTATTCCTAATACCGTTGTGAAACCACCTCCTAAAAGCAATGTGATGATCATTGCGATAAACATAGTCATGTAACTTAGTAAGTACTTCATTTGTTGCTATCTCCCTTCGTTAACCTATTTGGAACACCAATCTCCATCATGTAATCAAACCAAAATTGCACCATTTCATCTGTCATTTTCCTACCTCCTTTAGATTGTTCATTCCTCTTCTTCATCGAATTCGATAATTGGTTTAGGCGCTATACCTATCTCTATATCGATTGCGTCATAATTTAAATCTTCGATAGCTTCTTCAATTTCATTTACTGCACTTTTGATTTTTGATGCTTCAGGTACTCCGTATTGAATTTTTAAACTTTTCATTTTATTCGCTCCTTTAATTTGTTTCTAGTTCTGTTAAAAATTTATTGATAAAGTATTGTTGGCCTTTACCTGTTACTTTAGGTGTACGTGTAATTTTGCTAGATCCATCAGGATTGTTAATTACACGTTTCTTTATATCTAATATTTCTAAATCCATACTTTTTTGAGTTGGTAAGTTATAGCTTTCTCCACTCTTTTTAATTAAGTAACCGTTGTTTCTTAACCATTTGAATAATCTGTTTTGCCCAACATCAATACCGTTTTGTTTAAGTAATTTCGCTAATTCTCCTACGAGTATTGAATTATCGCTACCAGCAACTGAATCTGCGAATAGTACTTTAGGTTTGTTCTCCTTAACTTGTTGTTCGAGTACTAAATTATGTTCTTTTTCTTTCTTATACTCAGTTAAAATATTGATAATATAATCTGGGTTATTTAATGTGTTTTTGATTACGTTATCTGTTGCATACAGTCCATGTTTTCGAATAGCTGGTAAAACTTCAGATGTTACCCAACGCTTGAAACGTTTAGCTGATTCTAATTTTGATGAGAATATTAAGCTGTATAAGCCAGATTCGTTGATAATAGTTTGACTTTGTTTACCACCAAGGGTGTCGAGTTTCACGACGTCCTTATCTTCACCGTCAACGTGTCTATATAATGAGTCTCTCGTGTTTGAGTAGCCCAAGATTTCCGCTACATCTTTACCGACGAAAAATGGTTTCTCATTTACTGTTAACGTCCTTACTGGTAATTCTTCAAAATTGAATGTTTGTAATTCGTTCAATCTCTTATGCTCCTTTCTGCTATACTCCTTATAAAAGGAGGTGATTTTATGAAAAACATTTATGCTTGTTTACTTGGCGAATGGGTAAATCTATCTGAATCAAATGATGTTGTAATTGATAACACATATACAGATGCAAACCTTTGGTGTAAAGAACAAATCGATAACTTGTTCAATTTCAACTACATCAACATTAAAATTGATAATGTGAATTACCGAATCCACCCTAGTTTCATTCAAGTTTTAACTAAGTGATTTTCTAATTGTTTTACAGCTATGACTGTCAAGCTCTACCTTGACGGTCTTATGGCTGTAAGCTTTGCTAACTTCATGTGCAATTCTGTCCCACTCGTATTTAGGCATGCCTTCTATTATTTTTAAAATCGCATCTAATTTTTCTTCTTTCATTTGAATTCCTCCTTTAAGTTGTTTGTGGTTCTTTTGTTGACGTTTTGGAAACTACATGTGTAAAAAAAATACCGCACTTATCTTGTGGTAATTCTAATACTTCGATAACCTTCGCTAAATCGTCAACGTTAATTCTAATATGTCCGTTTTCTTTTTTTGAATAAGTACCTGGAGTCATTTCTAATTTTTCTGCCATCTCTGAAAGAGAAATGCCTTTAGCAATGCGTTCAGCCTTCATTCTTTTAACGTTGAACTCATACATTTTGTCACCTCCTTTTTTGAAGTTAACTCAATCTTAAACTTATGTTTCCTATTTGTCAACAATAATCCTAAAAAATATTTTTCCTTTTCTTAAAATACTAGTTGTTTCCTATATGGAAAAGTGATAATATACTGTTATAGACAAAACGGAGGTAAATTTAAAATGAGAACTTCAGCAGAAATAGGCAAATTAATAAAACAACTACGTAAAGAGAACAATATAAATTTAACTGATTTTGCAACAAAAATAGGTGTTAATAAATCTACATTATCAAGATATGAAAATGGCAGTAGAAAAATACCTATGGAAGATATAGCTGAAATCGCAAATGCATTGAACGTTACTCCCGAAAGTTTATTATTAAAAAACAAACAACCAAAACCTGAATTACAACATCGTGCAGCACATCTTGAGGGTGAATTAACAGATGAAGAATGGCAACGCGTTCTAGATTATGCAGATTATATAAGAAGCAAACGCAAATAAAGGGTGTTTTTATGGGGTTATATGAAAAAATGTTAATAGAACATGATTATATAGAAGTCAGAGAGACAAATGTTATGCCTAATAACCTACACGGTCTATGGTTAGGTGATTTAATTTTAATTAAGCGAAACTTATCAGAAGTACGAAAAGCCGAAGTATTATACGAAGAACTAGCACACCATAAACTTACATATGGAAACATCTTAGACCAATCTAAATTCAACAATCGTAAATTTGAAAACTACGCTAGGCGTTACGGATATGAAGCTGCTCTACCTTTACACATTATTGTGGAGGCGCATAACTACGGTGTTAGTAACTTATATGAACTAGCTGAATATGTTCAATTAAGCGAGGAATATATAGTAGAAATATTGAAACATTACAAAAATAAATATGGTATTGGTACTCACTATGGAGAATACTTAATTACATTTGATCCTTTGAGAGTTTTTAAATATAAAGAAATATAAAAAGGAGGAAGTTTAATGGAAACAGAAAGTTTAAAAAAACAATGGGTAATGTGGACTATCCTTGTAACATCTTTGTTCAGTATAGGCACTCCAGGAATTGCTATAATCCCATTTATTCTTTCGATATATGCACTATCTAAATTAATAGTTATTAAAAAAATTGTAGAACCTGATGTGGCAACACTCCAAGAATTAAAAGAAAAAAATAAGAGTCTGGAAAGTGAAATACAAGAATTGCAGAACTTAAAAACAGATTTGATGACAAATATAGAAAAAGGTACAAAAGAACTTGAAAAAATAACTAATTATTTAAATGAAGAATTGATTAAATATGATGTAGAGTTAACTTATCCTTTCGATTTACTAGAAGTAGACTCGTCTGAAATAAATACTCACATAAAAAAATTAGAAATGAGAGAAAAAGATTTAGTGAGTCTTGAAAAAGTGAAAATATTTAATGATTCTAAAGATAATAAGAAACATCAAAATGCACAAGCTAAACAAATCATAAGATTATTTAATGCTGAAACTTCACAATTAATTAATAATGTAAATGGTAAAAATATTGAAAGTATGCAGAACAAAATATTCAAAAGTTTTGAAGGAATAAATAAAATTTTCGAAACTGACAATGTACGTATTCCAGAAGCCCTACTAGACATAAAACTTGAGATGCTAGATTTAAAACACAAACATAAAATTAAGCAAGAAGATGAAAAAATAGTCAGAAGAGAAGAACGAGCTAGAATGAAAGAAATACAACAAGCCGAAAAAGAGATGGAGAAAAAACTTAAGGATCTTGATAAAGATATTAAACACCATAATAACGAAATCAAAAAACTGACTAAGTATCTTAATAACACTAACCTACAAGTCGAAAAAGAATTATATATTGAAAAAATTAAAGAATTAGACGAATCTCTCAAGAATTTAAGTTCTGAACGAGAAAATATAGAAGATAGAAAAGAAAATGCTCAGTCAGGATTTGTTTATGTAATATCTAATATCGGTTCGTTTGGAGAAAACGTTTATAAGATTGGCGTAACTCGAAGATTAGAACCTATGGACAGAATTAATGAATTAAGTAGCGCTTCTGTTCCCTTTGAATTTGACGTACATGCTTTAATTTTTTCTGAAAATGCTTTTGAACTCGAAAACAAATTGCACGATTACTTCAAAAAATATAAAGTTAATAAAGTTAATGGAAGAAAAGAATTCTTTAAAATTAATATTGATGAAATTAAGGATAAAATTTTATCAGAGCACAATAATACAGTCCAATTTACAGACGAACCAAAAGCTGTACAATATAGAGAAACTTTAAGGTTAACTTCACAGTAAAATTTTGGGTAGCACGCCTACCCTTATTATTTTTTTACTTTTTTGAGGAAGTGGAAGAATGAAAGTAGCAATTTATACGAGAGTAAGTACTGCAGAACAAAATTTAAACGGATTTTCAATACATGAACAAAGAAAAAAACTTATTTCTTTCTGTGAAATTAATGAATGGAAAGAATATGAAGTTTTCACAGACGGCGGTTTTAGTGGTGGTTCTACCAAAAGACCAGCATTACAAGATTTATTCAATAGACTAACTCAATTTGATTTAGTTCTAGTTTACAAATTGGACAGGCTAACACGTAATGTAAGAGATCTTTTAGAAATGTTAGAACGTTTTGAAAAGTACAATGTTTCTTTTAAGAGCGCAACAGAAGTTTTTGATACTACAACAGCTATAGGAAAGTTATTTATAACCATTGTAGGCGCGATGGCTGAATGGGAAAGAGAAACTATAAGAGAGCGCTCTCTCTTTGGTAGTCGTGCAGCAGTGGAAAGTGGAAAATATATTCGTGAGCAACCTTTTGTGTATGACAATATAGAAGGTAAATTAGTACCGAATGAAAACACTAAATATATTGAATATATAGTAAAGAAGTTTAAAGAAGGTAATAGCGCTAATGAAATTGCAAGGTTACTAAATTCAAAAAAGAAGCCTTCTAAAATAAAAAATTGGAACAGGCAAACAATTATAAGATTGATAAAAAATCCAGTTTTAAGAGGTCATACAAAGTTTGGCGATATATTTATGGAGAATACGCACGAACCTGTATTAAGCGATGATGACTATCACAAAGTAATTAACGCAATAGAAAACAAAACACATAAAAGCAAATCTAAACATAACGCTATTTTTAGGGGTGTCTTGAAGTGTCCGCAATGCAATGGCAACTTGCATTTATATGCCGGTACAATTCGCCCCAAAAATGGTAGATCTTATAATGTCAGACGTTATACTTGTGACAAGTGCCATCGTGATAAATATTCCAGAAATATATCTTTTAACGAAAGTGAAATAGAGAATAAATTCATTGAAGAATTAGAGAAAATGGACTTAACTCGATTTGAAATACACAAACCTAAGAAAGTAGAAATTAATATAGAAAGCGATAAGAAAAGAATAAAAGAGCAAAGAACAAAGTTATTGCGTGCGTATACAATGGGATACGTAGAGGAAGAAGAATTTAAAATAATAATGGATGAAACACAAAGACAATTAGAAGATATTAAACGTGAAGAAAATAAAGAAACAGTTCAAGAAATAGACGAAAAACAAATAAAATCTATTGGAAACTTTATTATTGAGGGTTGGAAAACATTAACCATTGAAGAAAAAGAAAAACTTATATTAAGTTCTGTTGATAAAATAGATATCGAATTTATACCAAGAGAAAAAAATAATAATAGTAACACAAATACTGTTAATATAAAGAAAGTACATTTTATATTTTAATGTGTGTTATGTAACTATAGCCGTGGTGCTTGTTACATAACGCACATATAAAAACCACGCTCATAAGAACGTGGTTTAGAATATAGTATTAGTTTGAAATCAGGAACAAAGATTATTATACAATAAAAAAGAGGGTAGCCATAGTGACTACCCTTGTATAATGACGTGGTGATTTAATTATATCAAACTGCACTAAATTTACCAAAACTATTTAAACGTTTGCCGTCTTTATCTACTTCGCCTGTTGCTATATAACGACGTTTACCGTTATTCGCAATATAAGTTATCCAACGATAACCATTTATGCAATAAGCACCGTCATAGATAATAGATGTGCCATTCGGTAATACACCTGTAATTGTTGCAGTCGTATTGTATGATGTTCTTACGTTATTACCTTTAACAGTCGTAACTGTATATTTGCCACTCTCTTTTTTGTAAGGTATACCATTCTTATCTAACACATAACCATTTGGTACAACTGGTTTCTTTTCATCTTTCGATTTAGGTTTCTTACTACTAGCGACCACACCACCGATAGGCTTACCGTGAATCGCTCCAGCTATCAACTTAGCATACTTTTTACTATTCTTCTTAATCCAATCCATATCAGCTTTGTTAGTGATAAAACCTAATTCAGTTAAACGATAATTCATGTTGATTTCTGCCGAAACATTAGCGTTTAGTAAGTCGTTTCTTGGTGTGATGTCTCTGATCTGACCTACATTATCTTTAATCACTTTTTGTATGTCTTTATCAATTCTATCTGCACTGAACGCACTAGAGATGATAACATGACCGCCCGACGCAGACGCACCTGCTGCGTCCAAATGGAATTCTGCTATAATATCGTATTTTTGTTTTTTAACCCAATACATACCGTAATCTGACCTATTACCTACATTCTGACCGTAAGCAGTATCTTGATACATATCTTGCGACTGTTTAGTACCACCATATAAAGCTACTTCGTGGCCTGATTGTCGTAAATAACTCGCAACATGAGGTGTGATGTTTTTACGAATGAAATCGCGTTCATTTGTACCATTTCCAACCGCTCCTGAATCACTATAGCCGTGGCCTGCAACAATCATAATTTTCTTAGGTTTAATTTTAGCTTTTGCTTTCTCATTTTTAGATACTGCGTTCTTGATAATTTTTTTTGCTTTCTTACCTGCATTGATATTACTTGGGAATTCAAATCGAATAAAGTACATAGGATCATCATAATAGTGCCAACGTCTTGTTACTCTTTCGGGACCCCAGCCCGGAGATGCTACACCATTTGTCCAACCTTGTCCGTTCCAATTTTGCTCTAACACTTCAAATTGTGTGAGTGTTGCTCGCGTTACTGGTGCAACGTGACCAGCACCACCGCCATAGCCACCGTTAAACACTGCTATATCAGTTTTTCGAGGTAAGAAAGAATCATAGTTTTTAATCACTTTTGCATACTTGCTTATTACCTTTTCATTATCAAATGGTATGTTTTTCGCATATAAACCTGTTAATCTAGCACCTGTGACTGCATTAAAAAATGCATTTGCGTAATCGTAGCACTGAAAACCTGCATAATTGTCAAAGTTATATTGTTTACCTTCTGAATTATCAAGCCATTTTTCCGCTTGAGATCTAGTCATTAACATATGTGCCACCTACCCTAATTCGTCTAAATTCGTAGGTTCTACTTTTTCGTTTGTAACTGGTGCTTGACCTGTTGCGTTACGATATTTCTTTTCTGCTTTGTACTTTTTAAGTTTTTGATTAGCCCAACGCCCTTCTTTCGTAGTTGGATTGTCTTTATACGTTGTATATAAAGCGATGACAGTTAAGATGATAGACGAAATTGTTTCTTCATCTACTGGAATCGGACTAATACCTTTGTTTGCTAAAAACTGATTGATTAATGCTAAAACTAATACCGCATATCTAGTTATTACTTTTGCTTTCATTTATTTATGCTCCTTTTAGTTAAAATAAAAAGCCAACGCAAAGCGTTGACTTGAGTTTATTTATTTTTTTTTATTAACTTTTTATCTTCGATAGGGTGGTCGTTATAGATGTATTTAACCTCTATAGAGCCTTTGGAAGTTTCATCTAATATACCTAAAACATTAACATTTGCAGTAATGCTATTTATTTCCTGTATTTCAACAGGCTCATCTACTTCGTCAAAATTTACAGTAGCACTTACTTTAAATTGTTTAGGCAACTCTGTTTTAGTGCTGTAACAATAGTTTAGAAAATCTTGTAGATTAAAGAGTTTTTTATTTTGTAATTCAGATACATAACCATTAAACATCCACTCTAAGTCACTTTTTAATGTTCCATCTACTTCGTTCCCATCTGTAAATATAGCAATTTGAACAGGCTCTCCCATACTTTGTTCTTTATAACTTAATAACCAGTAATCAATCGTCTTTTTATTAGATAGCCAATCTTCTTTCATAATTTTAACTACTTCATCTGCTATAGGTTTAGCCATTAATTCAATCCATTGTCCTTTTTCTTTGTCGAAAATTTTAGGTATAGCTTTCATTATTCATTACCTCCAGTAGTGTCAATCCAAATTTTAGTTGTGTCAGTCGGTGCGTTTTCTCCAATGACAAAATTTTCTTCGCTTTCAGTTTGATTCTTAATTAATCCATTTTTTACACCATATTCAATCATTTCTTGCCATAAGTCATGGTTTTGTGTATTGATCAATTGTCTACCAATCACACTCTCTGTCACTTGAATTTTTGCTTTATTGTCAGACGGGAATACATACTTGTTATCCACCCATATTTCTAACGAATACGTGTTTGCAGGGATAATCTGATTGATTACAACATCGCACACATAGGAATTGTCATATTTCCTAACTGTAGTATCGTAGATATATTTAACACCTGTACTATCAGCGAGGAATACTTTTGCAGATAATCCGTCAAGTTTTAAATCATCGTTGTTAGTGTCAGATAAGATATAGCGCATATGTGATAGGTCACCTTGTTTAATGCGATTGCCGTCTTGTGAGTCATTTAAATTAAGTACATTTATTAGCATGTTTTACCTCCAATAAAAAGACCGGACATAAAGTCCGGCAGATTATTTATGCATGTGCTTTTTCAGGATCGTATTCAACACCAGTTAATCCGAAATATTCTTCAGGTGTTACAAATCCTCTTTTAACAAATAAAGCAAACTGTTCGTTTGTGTAATATCCCATTTTATAATATTTAACTCCGATAT